ACAAATACAAAGGTTGTTATCATTCTTTCTTTTCCTTTACACAGATACCTACCATAGCATAGCTACCCATTGATGATTCTGTTGCACACCACCATTGTTTATTATGCCAGATCTTAGCAGGCTCACTACACTTGTTACAGACTCTTTCAGTTTTAAGTTTTATCATTTTTAATATCTTTTAACAGTTCAATATAATGTATTGCTTTATCAAGATCCTGAATACCATTCTTATCTCTCCATCTTAGTACATACTTAATCACATTACCTTCAATGAATGGAATGTTATTCTTTGTTATAAACTCTATAGGTTGAATCACATATTGTTTATAGTGATCACCTCCTACTTGTTTATCTTTACTGTTCTTCATATTAATAGTATAGCATATTTTACAGAGAAAGTCAAGCTATTTACCATACTTTCTTTTTAAGTAGTGTAATGGTACTGCACATTCATCGAATGATCCATTCACTACGTTGTGTAACATATACAATCCTCTCCAGTGTTGGTTAGTCTGATGTGATAAGTAATCTTCTTCATGTACATAACAGCTACCACTGATGATAGCAGTCATCTGATCACCTACTGCGTTCTGTCCGTAAGCTATTGAGTGTCCTTGCTGATGTCCTGCAACGCAGCTCATGTGCTTCTTAGTTAAGAGAGCATTGGCAGAAGTGACTGGTCTACCCATGACACCACTAGCGAAATAGTGAGAGTAAGCAACACCATCGATGCTGATAACGTCCAGAAAATCAATAACATTCCAACCAGCTTCCTCATATTGTAAGTCTCCAAATGAAATTAATCCATCTAACTTCCTATCATACTCAATTGCTGTCTTGATACGCTGCTCATGATTACCCATAGTTAGTACCATCTTAGGCTTATATAACTTCTTCTTAGCCTTAGCTAATCGTTTGTTTAATGCCTTCATAGGTGCTAACAATGTATCCATACCCTTAACTGCTGCACGTACGTCAGCCTTGTATGTCCTTCCTTCAAACGATTTCTTACCTACATCATAGCTTGATAAGCTAGGCATATCAGCAAAGTCACCTATCATTACGATAACATTAGGTTGTTTATCTACTATATACTTACCTATCCATGTTAAATAAGATAAAGAAATCCCAGGCTTAACCTGGGTATCTCCGATTACTAAATGTTTATTGCGATCATTCATTTTGCATGCTCCTTAATCATTTGTTTATAGGCTGTTATCCAATCCTTTCTAAAGTCTAACCATAGAAAACCTTGCTTATTAGCCCAATCACCATATGATGTTTTACTTCGTTTAGTTATTTTATTAGATGGATTCATGAATAAGAATATAATCAATACCTCTGGATTACATTCTTTAAACCATACCATCTTCTGTCTTGTTGCTAAGTCTAACTTACCCTTTGCTTCTATGTATACATTCTTTGCCATCTTAAAGTCAGGATTATATTTCCTACCCTTCTCAGGCTGTGTGTATTCAATGACATCAGGTTCATACTTGACACTTGGGAAATGTTTCTTAAGCTCTGCCCAAGCCTTTATTTCTAACTTACTTTTGAATGTAGGCATCAAACCTCTCTTTCCAAATGTCGTCTTCATACTGTTGTATCCATAGGCAACTAGCATTCATAATAAACTCTTCATCATTACTATAAGCAGTACGCACTATATTAAACATTTGTTGATCTGTGTTACATTGAGCTAACATTTTCTTAGCTGTTTTATCACCAATCTTTTCAATACCTTTGATGTTATCAGCAGTATCTCCTTTAAGACATTGCTCAAAGAACAGTCTAAGTCCTCCGAGCTTTGTCTGATCAGTCCATTTGTCAGGCTTAACCCAACCCTTACCCTTAATCTCCCATGAAAAATGCTTACCAGGAATCATTAACATATCTTTATCAAGAGATACAATCACAGTAGGCTGACGTTTAGTAATGTAAACACCATCACCTAAGTATCCATCTTCTCCTCCTATATCTATATCTTTTGTCATTTCATACATTGATTGCTCAATACCCATAGCATCATCAGCTTCTATACCTTCTGGTGCTAACTCTGCACCCATCTTCTCTAATGCATAATCTCTTAAGGCACTCAGATGAATAGGTTTAGGTGCAGTTCTATTAGCTTTATACTCAGGGTATATAGTCTTTCTAAAATTAGATTTACTAGACAGGAAGGCACGATATTCTGTACACCCTGTCTTAGTAAGTAGCTCATCTAGTAAAGCCTCAGCTCTATAAACAGCAACGCCTAATGAATCTTTCTCTGCACTTGCAGCACATCGAAAGACTACTAGATCATGATCAATTAAAGCTATCATAATTATCCTTGTAAAGGTGGTAATTCTGTTAATTGCTCATCTAAAATATAATCATAAATAACCTCATCCATAGGTTCAATCTCAAGTAGAGGCGTTGTATCTGCCACTAAGTATTCCCAAGATTCTACAGGAGTTACTGCTGATTCATATGTATCTATTAGATAAGGATCAGATAATACAACAGGAGTTATAGTAATTACTTCTTCTCCTGGTATATCATAAACCTTATCTCTTGTAGATATAGCAATTAAAATAAGAAAAGCAACAAAGATCGTTGCTGCTCCTATAGTAGTTTTATAATTCTTTGTCATAATTTTCTCCTAAAAAGGTATTTCTTCTATTGAATTAAAAGTATCATCTATATTACTTGCTGCTTCCCCTAGTACGTAAGCTTCATACATTTTAGCTAATGATATAACATCATTCGCTGTTGCTACTGATGTATTACTACCTGCTAAACCAAGGGTACCTACAGCATTACTCAAAGATGATTGACGGACTATCATTACTTGCCTTGCAGCACGTTCTTCCTTAGTCTCGTAGTTACTTCCTGTTACACGAGTTGGAGCTACTGCCTTAGCTTGAGGAGTTGCTGCAGTACTATCATCACCACGCGTATCTGTGGTGGTTTCTGCATCACCTACTGCTGTCCATTGCCAATAACCATTAGCGTCTTTCTCTGTGCTAACGTGTACTACTTGACCCTTCTCCCAATTCTGGGCTGCTCTAAACACATTAGGGTTTGCGAATGACATGAGCTTTTTACTTTGTGCTTGCCCTTGATCATTCTTATACATGATCTCTAAGGACTGGTATTGTCTACCATTCTTAGCAGCATGTGTGTTTAAGCTTGAAACATCTACAACATTTACTTGCATATAAATCTCCTTATTAATTATACATCTACTACGTTACCCCAGCTATTACCTAATTGAATATCAACCCTAACTGGGAGATTGAAATCTTTACCAAACAAATGTTTAAAGTTTGCTGGTACATTCTCGAATGACTCTTTAACAATTGGTACTATACTATTAGTATAACATATCTTGTCATCATAGTCAAGCATGATACTATCATGAACAGTATTAATTAATTTAACACCATCCAATTTGATTATCTTATTATATAAACTAACACGAACGATAGTCATAAGGTCAGCACCGAGTCCTTGCACAGGGTAGTTAAGGATTCGAGTGCGTGGATATTTTAGATTACCTTGACTATTAACTTCGGCTTGATACTTATACGTTCTGCCTGTTGGCATCACTAACTGATTAGTCTGTTTAACATCAAACATTATCTTATCATGCCAAGCCTTGAGGTCTTTATACTTATCATAGAACTGATCAATCACACCTTGCCAAAACTTCTCATCACCTATGTCTTTAAAGTTAGGATCATTAGCATAACTGAATGCACTACCACCATAGATTAATCTAAACACGAATGTCTTAGCAATCAGTCTACTAGGTAACCCAAACCTTTTTTGGTTATCTGCATGTTGATCAACTTGATTATTAATCTCATTGATAGCAACCTTATCTTGTGATAGATAGGTAGCACAAATCCATTCTAATTGTTTTGCATCTGCGTTAAGTATCATATTATAGTCCTGCGTTAGCTTCTACACTACGTTTAACATACTGATGTAGTATAGTATCTGTTAGCTCATCCCGTGCTTCTTTCTTCATAGCACCTAGTACTGAGGCAGGTCCTTCTACTAGGATTAAATCACTAAACTCTTGTATAATAAAATGTTTATGTGCTTCTTCCTGGGCTTGTTGTTTTTCTTTAGCTTCCCATGCTTCTTCTTCTTCTGCAGTGTATCCATCTTGATTATTATATAACATTATGTTTCTCCATATCGTGAAGGGAAGAGAGTTTTTACCTCTCCATCAAAGTTCTGTAAGTTAGGCTTACTACTACTTAGCCTACCTGTTTTAGTTCTACATTGATTAAGTTGACCATGTAGTATACCATGTTTCCAGTGCATGTCATCAATCAATTGTGGTACACCATGATAGTATGTAGTCATACGTTTCTGCATAGTACTACGTGCTAGGATGATTCTTAGTATCTCTTTACCTTCCTCACTACGAGGTGTAAGCTTACGTAAGGTTTCTTCATTGGTACTAAAGAACCCTTCTTTCTTAAGCTCACTCTTAGATAAAGGATTTATTTTTCTGGGGAATTCTTTGTCTCTTTCTTCCCACTTATATTTGACTTCGCCAATCCGTAAGCCAGATTTAAAATGTCCAATGGGGCGTTGATAACGCTCTTTAATGAGCCCACCATAAAGAAAAGCAGATAGATGCTCACCAGAACTGGGATTAAAATCAGGGTAAGCATGATAGTTAAACAACTTTTTGTTAAGTTTGGATATTTGTTCTTCAAGTTCATCTCCTAGTACTTTAGATTTATCATAGTCATACTTCATACCATTGTATTCCATAGCTTGCAGCACTAATAAATCTTGGTTATGTAGAGCTATAAGTTTACGTAGATGTGGTTTCTCTTTTAATACTTTCATCTGTTCAACCATAACTTTCTCAGTTAGTTCTAAATCTTTCTGTAAGTAAGCAGACAGTAACTCTTCGGGTACTTTGTCTGTGTCAATACCATTCTTCCAGTAGTTCTCCTTAACCTCATCAAGCTTAGTACCTAGCTCATAGAACTCAGCAGTACTGTTCAATGAGGGGTAAGCATTCTCTTGGTTAGATAGTATGTACTGTACTAATTGACAGTCCCATATTCTTTTCTTATCAAAATTTATACCATATCTTTTTAGCCAGTGTAGATCAAACTTAATGTTAAACCCTACAAGCACATCGCACTTATCCACGGCTAATTGGATTCTGTCAAGTGATACCTTATAGGGGTCAACGGAGTATTCTATATCTTCTATTACAACTTGTTTCTCTGACAGTAAACCAACCATACATAGTTTGTTAGTCATGTCAAAGGGATTACCATTGTTACTGATAGTTGTTTCTACATCTAATGTTAAGTAACTCATATGTCTTCATACCTCGCTATGTTAGGTTTAATCATACACTGTTTGTTGCCATGTCGCAAGTCAGGCAGTGTATCATTGTCTCCTGTTAATTTATTTTTACTGATGTTAAGGAATCTCATGTTGCTTGTGTTGTCTTGTTCCTTACCTATGCCTAGTATCCAGTCAGCCTCACCTTGCTTCGCAGTCTTGCTGCTGTCTACATCATCCATTGTCAACCATACCTTACCTTCAGCAGAGCCGCCCGCTTGAGAGACGGCTATGACTGGAGCATAACCTTTAGCTATCTCTCTAGCCCATTGGTATATTCGTTTAAGTTCAAGGTCATACCTTTCATTCTTAAAGCCTTTTATCTTATCTATCTGATCAAAGATAATCAAGGCAGGGTTAGATTCTTTAATGATGGATTCAATCCGCTTGTAGCTACTTGAATCCTCGTAATCATATATCTTAATTCTATTACCAATAAGATTCTTATACTCTTCTTTGTACTTAGTTACATCTTTAAATAATATCTCACTAGTAACACCAAACAGTGCTTGGTAACAACGTATAGCAACCTTCTTACCTTGTTCCTCGTTGTTGAACCATAGTATGTCACCCTCTGTCTGTGTTACCATGTGTGTCATCTCACTAGCTAGGAAGGTAGTCTTACCTGTCTCTGGTCTAGCAAAG